AAAACTTCATTTCTCTCTCCTAGTTTAAATATGCTTTGCCGCCAAACGCAGCAACAAAGCTGACAGTCAGGCTATTATTATCTATGTACGAGATATCGCCAATGACTAGCGTTCCTGCGCTATCAACAATTTCTACTGATGGAAAACACGCCAAGTTGTGCGTAATTGTCCACGTCGCTGAGGCGGAGTTCTGCGTGAAGACGTAAGTTGAGTGGGAAGCGCCGCTGCCTTGCGCCCCTTGCGGCCCGGTTGCGCCCGTTGCTCCGGTAGATCCAGTTGGCCCCTGCACGCCTTGCGGGCCTTGCGGGCCGGTTGAGCCAGTAGCGCCAGTGGCGCCCGTCGATCCGGTTGAGCCAGTTGGTCCAGTTGCCCCGGTGGGACCCTGCGGACCAGTGGGCCCCTGGAGGCCCTGCACTGTGCCGCCGCTGGCGCTGGTAATACTTAGTGTTGGCGCACTTACCGATACGGAAACAGGGCTGGTTGTTGCAGTAACGCTATTACTTTGCTGCGTAACGTTAATGGTTCGTGTTTGTTCGGAAACCTCAACTGTCATCTGGTTACTTCTCCAGCCACTGTAAAGAGGCCAGAGATGAGCTTCACCATGGCGCCGCCAACAGGGTTTACTTCAAGGTCGTAGACATACGTCCCTGGGGCGATAAGGCTCAGGGCTTCGTCTGATACGTAAACGGTTATTGCGCCATTGGTGGTTCCAAGGGCGATGCCGGTTGTGGTTCCGTTCGTGCTGGAAAGACGCAAGAATGCCTCTTGTGCGCCTTGTCTTCTTCGAACGTGCATAGCCGCAGTGGCCCCCGTAAGATTGACAAGGCTGCCAGCCGCGTCACGGTATTCAAGGCTGATGGTCAGGTAGCTGCCTTGTTCCGCTGTAATATCGTAAGTCGTGGCCATAGGAATCCCCCTTGCCCGCATTTTATGGTGCGGGCAGGCAAATGACCAGAACGGTAGTTTCTACGATTGGTATGTTATCATTGTTACATGGCAAGACCAGGCCGCATGCCGGCAGAACAACTAGCAGCACTCAGGGAGCGCATTAAAATGTTGATGCTCCAGGGTGTTTCCCTGTCCGAAATTGCAGGAATTGTTAGCCTTAGCGAAGAAACAGTGCGAAAGCACAGCTACGTCATCAAGAAATCATGGGTTGACCCAAACCCAGACCCCGCTACAAACAAGGGTGAGCTCATTGAGCGGGCCAACCTTGTGTCTAAGATGGCTGCTGCGGCGGCTGCCCGCGCCAAGGGCACCAGCAATGAGGCCCAATTCTTAAAGATTCAGCTTGAAGTAATTGATCGTATAGCCAGGCTAACTGGCGCTTACGAGCCAGACCGAACTGAGATTACGGGACGGAACGGGGCAGCAATCCAGCTGTCCGCTGTCCCCCATGAAATTGACACCCTGCCCAGGGATCAACTGGCAACACGTTTGCAGGCTTGGGCGGAGGCCATGAAAGAAGAGCCTATCGAAGGCAAGGCGACGGAAATTGAGCCTTAGTATTAGCAACAGCGAATACCGAGATTGGCTACGCAAGAAGGCCGCAACCTCAGATGCGGCATTTGCCGAGTACATGAGCGGCTTAGTATTTCCTAGGCACTTGCGAGAGATGGAAAAGTTTATGGACAACCATGACCGCGCACTAGTGCTCATGCCCCGTGGACATGCAAAGACTACTGCTTTAATCTTCCGTGCTGCGCGAATCATTGGCATGACCAAGGGAAACATTCGTATCGGCATCCTTACAGCCGTTCTTGCAGACTCCATGTCAAGATCCCGCGCTATCAAGACCCTTATAGAGAGCCCGCTCTTCGCCGAAGTGTTCCCTTGGGCAGCCGACGGCGTGGTTGGAAACAAGTGGACCGACGAAACTTGGACTATTAAGGGCGTCAACATGGGTAAAGATGCCACATGCTTTGCTGATGGCCTTGGATCTATTAAGCCAGGAGCCCGCCTTGACTTGTTGTTTGCAGACGACATGGTTGGCATGAAGGAGAACGCTACTGCTGGGCAACGACAAAAGGCCTCAGATACGTACTGGCAAGTTGTTGACCCAATGCTTGTTCCTGGTTCAAAGAAGTGGTACGTGGGTACGCGCTGGCACGAAGATGACTTCTATGCCGAGCTTATGCGCAAGGGGATTCAGGCGTATCAGCGAAGGGCGCTAGAGGAAAACCAACCTCTTTGGCCAGAAATGTACACCGTTGATACGCTCAACCAGAAGAAGGAAGAGCTCGGCACCCCAATCTTTATGCTTCAGTTCCAAAATGACGTTACCTCTATGGGTGGAAACATCTTCCGCCACGACTGGTTTCAGCGCACAGACAAACTTCCGCAAGGCGCCAGGAGAATTGGTGTTGACCTTGCTTCGTCCATTAGCGAGCGCAGCGACTATACGACTGCAGTAGAAGTCCTAGAGGACGACGACCACAATCTCTACGTGATTGGCGCCTGGAAGGAGCGGATCAACGAGGGTCACCAGGAGTGGCTGACTGGCATTACGCGGCACGGGGAGATTGGCAGCTCCAAGGGCCCCAAGATCCTTTGGCCGCAGAGAATGCTCAGCCTTCGTGGTCTTAACTACGAGGCGGAAGAGCCACGATTTATTGAGTCGCTCAACATTGAGGCCGTGCAGCACCAGAGCACGTTTGTTCGGGAGATCCTTGGCACTACCAGCCTTCCTGCTCGCGCCATTCGGCCGGACAAGGACAAGGTAAGCAGAAGCCGCGCGCTTGCCGCACGATATGAGGCGGGGAAAGTTTTCCACCTTAACGGGGCTCCAGGGATTGACAGCCTGGAGCATGAGATGCTCTCATTCCCAAACGGGGAGCACGACGACCTTGTCGATGCGCTGGTGTATGCGGCAGACCTAAGCGGTAATTCTTTCTACTTTACTGCTGGCAGAAGGTTCTTCTAGTCCCACCAGTCAGCCCACCACTCCCCGTCACTGATGTTGTACAGGTCAGTATTGAGGTAGAGCAGGTCGCTTGAAGTGGTGCGGTAGCCGCAGCAAATTGCCCCAGCAGTTGATCCGTAGAACAACACGGTCATTGCGTCATATGTTTCTAGGCCATACATAGACGCAGTTGCAGCAATAGCGCCGCTTACGAATGCCGCAGCACCAGAGGTACCAGTTTGCCTCATCTGCCCGTTAAGAGGGTGATACACGGTAAGGTTCTCCCCAGGGGCATAGAGGGAAATGCATGGACCGATGTTGCTTGCCCTGGACCGCAGGTCCAATCGGGTGGAAGAGCCGATTGTAACAACGTTAGCCGCTCGCGCTGGGCTGTATCGGCAGGCGTCTCGCCCTTCGTTTCCTGCGGCAACAACTACTGGGAAGCCAGCGTCAACCATCTCGTTTACCTTGTCGTCAAGGGACTGGGTTGCCGCCCCGCTAACCGACATGTTTACTACGGATGTTCCTGGTTCAGCATTTTGCAAAATCCAATTTAGCCCAGCAATGATGTTCTTTGGGTTTCCCTTACCCGCGCAATTCATAACGCGCACAGAAACAATCTTTGCCTTTTGCGCAAGGCCGATGTTTCGACCCGCAATAATTGAGGCAATCATGCTCCCGTGGTAGGCGCCACACGCAACCTTCCCGTCGGAAAATGCGCTGTACCCCTGCTCAACGCCACCGTTGAACATCTTGGAGTCGTATACGCCGCTGTCTACTACATAGACGGTAATGCCAGCGCCGTACTCCTTGCCGTTCCAGCTCTTGCCATCCATGATGTGAGCGCGCTGATTGACTCGGTCGTGCTCCCACCCAGCAACGGAGAACTGGTTTGGGTCAGGAGTGTTTGGAACTGCCAACAGGGCAGCCGCAAGGATAAAGCGGATCATGCCAACTGCTCGTTAATGGCTTCGGGGGTGTTGGCATCTTCGTCAACAAAGACTGGGGTTGACTCGCCCACCCAAGCGCCTTGGATGTTAAACGAAAAGTATTCCTCTGCCTCAGCAAAAAAGTCTCGGTCCCCACGGTAGACGTCGTTGTCGTCAAACTCCTTGTTGTCGCGGGCATCCGCAGCAAACTCATTAACAAGCTTTGCCAGAATCTTGTTCTTGCTGTAAACAATAAGCGGCTTATTAAATTGCCACCCTAAGCCAATGATGCAGTCCTCCCAGCCGTCAGCCAGCAAGACATCGTAAGCAGGAACACTAGACTTCTCGTTCATCTTCCCTCCTTTTTACGCGAAACAGCCGCGTACTCCGGCACACCACACAGGAGGCGTGCTTAAAATCTTGATGCAGCGTGTTGCTGCGGGTAGATTGGACTGCTTCGCTTTGCCGCTCATCCCCACAAACCGAACAAACCCAAAGGTCCTGCGGCTGGGTGTATGCGTACCCAATGGTGTCA